TATTATGATTTTTAATATCTTTACTTGTTTTGTCTTTTAAATCAAAAATAGCATCTCTTTGAGTTGTTCTATGCATTGTTTTTCTAGGAATCACAAATTCATTTTTAATCTTATTTGAAATTGCTACAAGAAAAACTCTATTTCTTTGCTGCGGAACTCCAAGTTCAAAGGAATTAACAATATCCCAATAAACATGATATTCTAAATTTTCTATTAACCTACAAAAATCTTCAAAAATTGGTAAACTATCCCCCATAGCAATTCCTGCAACATTTTCAAAAAATAATGCTTTTGGTCTTTTTGCTTCAAAAATTCTAATTGTTTCACTTAATAAATCACCATATTTTTCATCATTTGTCAATCTACGTGCGCCACAAACTGAAAATGGCTTACAAACAGGAGTGGCAATCATTAAATCACAATTTGGAATATCTTTAGGATTTATTTTTCTAATATCATCACAAATAGCATGATTGCCAATATTTAGATTATATGTTTTAACAGCATCTTCATCATTATCAACTGCATATACAATTTCATAACCTGCACGTTTTACACCATATGCGCCTATACCTGCACCACAAAATAAATCAATAGCAGTTAATCCATTTTGTTTTAACTGTTTAATATTAAATAAGTTTTGGTCTGTCATTATTTACCCTCACAATCTCACCACGATTCACGCAGTTAAAAATTCCTACAACTGATTTATAATTATAAATATTCCAATCGGTGTATAATAATTTTTCAAACAAATTTGAAATTCCACTATCACCAAGCTGAAAATTAGTATGCTGATATATATGCATTTTTGCAAATTCATTTGGAAAAGCACGTCTTATTGGCATCTTTTGCCTTGGTTTATTACATTCATCCCAAGTAGAATTTAATAAATAACTTATCATTTTTTCACTAAAATAAGGTTCAAATAATATTTTATTACACTCATCGGCCATTTGTGTACGCTGTGGTAATTGACCTCTATTTGGGTTAGAAAAATATTCTTTTCTAAATTCAACTGGTTTATCTTTAAAATGTAAAATTCCTTTTTTGGATAACACAAAATGACTATCTGCGCCAATTCCTGTTGCAATAACACGTTCCTTTACAATTGGTATTAAATATAAATACGGCCAAGAACATTCGTACTGTGTTTTGGTTATGCACCCATATTTATTATGAAGTGTTAAAATATCTTTTTTTAGTTTTTCAATATTTGTTGATAAAATAATTGGTGTAAATTCTAGATTATATCTATTAGCTAGTTCTTTTGCCACTTTAAAATCTCTTGATTCTCTATCCTCTAATGTAAATGAATATACATGTACTTTCTTATTACATTCTAATAATGCAAATAATATTGATGCGCTATCAATACCTGAAGATAATGAGATTGCAACCTCATTATCTTCAATAGTATTAACTAATTCTATTAATGTATCATGTACATTTAATTTATTTGATTGCAATATATCCAACAAAGTTCATCCATCTCCAAAATACATCAACTTGACTAAACCCAGCTGATTTTAAGAATTGTATATTCATATCATTCGTAACAGGGACCAAAACACCTTCTAAAGATTTTCTTTTATTTTCTATTTGTTCATTAGAGTACCCATTATCTCTTTTCATAGCATAATAAGTATTAACCATTAAATCATTAATTTCATTTGTGTCACCAAGAACTTTTTCAACCATAATAAATACACTATGATTATTTAATGACATATATATATCGTGTAAGATTCTTTGTCTGTATTCAATAGGTGTAAATTGAATAGTTAAACAAGATGTTATAATATCCCATCCTAATTTATTTTTTGGCATGTTATCTCTTAAATCACAGTTAATGATATTTACATTTTTATTATTTTTAAATCTATTTATTGCTTTTTCTATCATAGGTTGTGAACAATCACACCCAGTATAGAAAAAACCACGAGACTTAAGAGTATCTAGCTTTTCTTTCATTGCTTTTATCATTAATCCATCAGAACATCCTAAATCTAGAATATGAATAAACTGTTTGTTTGGGATACACTTAATAATAATTTCAGTAATTAAATATCTCATTACATGATAATCAGGAATTGAACGTTCTAACATATTTTCAAAACAATTAGCCACATTTTCATCAAATTCCCATTTTTGTTTAGGTGTCACATTATCAATAACACTCATACTATAACCCTCCTACATTTCTATCTTCTCACCGTACCAATTATATGTGAAATCAACGTCACATTTAAAAGGTAACTTAATTAAATGACTTGGTGCAGTTCTCATTAAATATGATAATCTTTCGGCACATTCTTTAGCATTTTCTTCGGGACATTCTCCAATTACTTCATCATGCACTTGAATTAATAAATGAAATCCTAACTCTTTCATTTTTTCATCATTATTAATTGAAATCATTGCTAATTTAGCCATATCCGCAGCCGAACCTTGAACACGTGCATTAACACATTGTCTTTCTGCTTGAGAAATAAATCCTCCGTTATCCTTAATCTTGATTCCTAATTGGTATGCTTCTTGTATAATTTTATTTTTATTTTGCCAACCGAAAGCTTTTTTCAATCTTTCAGTATATTCTTTTTTAATTCTTTCAGGTACTTCATTTGAAGAATCTTCATTAAAATCCAAGGGGTCAAAACTTACTCTATTTCCACTATATTTGAATTCATACGGTTCTAACTGCATATCAGTTAAGTGTCTTCTTCTTCCCCAAGCTGTAGTAACATAACCATATTTTCTAGCCATATCTTGTGATTCATCAATGAAATTAGCCAAACCTGTAAAAGCACTTAACACTTTATCATAAATGACTTGTGCTTGTTTAGTTGAAACTCCTAATTGTTCCGCAATAGATGGAATTTGTCTTCCATATAATACACCTAAAACAATGCTTTTTGCTTGTGTTCTTCTTTCTTTTCCAAGTACATTTGTAGTACCATCAGGTCTAAATTCCAAGCAATCCTCATAAGATTTATTAAAGGCTAGACTTGCAATAGTTGAATAAATATCTTTCCCATGAATAAAGGCGTCTTGCATTTTTTTATCTTTTGATAGATAAGATGTGACCATAGGTTCTTGTTGACTATAATCCGCACCTAATAAAATATATCCGTCTTGTGCTTTGAACATTTGTCTAATTTCCTTATTGTGACTTGGTATGTTTTGTAAATTGGGGTCACTACTTGAAAATCTTCCTGTTTTAGCACCATATTGATTAAAACTTGCATGGATTCTTCCATCTTTTAAAGCTATATTAGGCATTTTTTCAATATAGGTGTTCAATAATTTATCTACATTTCTCATTCCTAAAATTGCCTCACAAAGATTTTTTTCTTTGCCTTTTGCAAAATGTTTTAGAATTTCCTCACCTGTACCTCTTGGTGACTTCTTATCAGAACTTTCTAATTTTAAAATGTCATAGAATAATATAGCTAATTGTGTTGGGCTTGATAATGAAATTGGGTCACTCAATTTATTATTTGGATTTTTCATTTTGTATTCCTCAATTTGTTCTTGGTACATTGAAATAGCCTTATTGGCTTGTTCCAATCTCTCTTTTCTAATGTTTGTGTATTTTTCTAAAAGTTTATCACAAATTTCAAAATCCAAACAAACTCCTCTATCTTCCATATCAGCTACAACTTCAACCAAAGGCATTTCAATATTCATAAATACATTATAAGGTCCTGCTAATGTTCTTCTATTAAGTACGGTTTTTTGATACTCATATAATTCAAAAGTCTTAATTGCATCACCAGCAGCATATAGATATGCAACTTTAATTGGTACATAATCAAATCTAATTCCATTAAATAGTTTATCAAAAGTTAATGATTCAGTATCTTTTGAATAACAATATTTTAAATGCAAATCTTTTAATCTATGACTTTCATTTTCATCAATACAATATCCTGCTAACATTGTATCCCAATAACATTTTAGATTTAGATTTAAACAATGTCTAATAACTCTAATATCATATTTAGAAGTGTGCATTATCCATTTTCCGTTGAATCTTTTTAATTCTTTCGCTACATCTTTTTCAGTTAATTGATTTGAAGTTCTTACATTTGTAATATGTGATTTATGATTAATTGGAATATATACTGCTTTTTTTCCTTTAGTGTATAAACATACACCTACAATATCAACCAATAATGGATTCAATCCTGTTGTTTCAGTATCTATTGCACATTCTCCATTTTTGATACATAAATCAATATATTCATGTAATGACTCCTTATCCCTAATTAAATCATAATCTTCTTTATGATTTTTCAATTTAGTTTCAGCCATTGAAATCATAATATCTATTTTTTGGGAGAGGTTTCCTCCCCCTTTAATAGATGTTCTAGTTATTGATGATTTAGCTTTTTTAACTAAAGCTTTTTCATTAGGCTTAATTCTTCCAAAATTAAAAGCCATAATTAATCACCTAATCCATCAAGTTCTTTCAATAATGATGCTAATGTATCATCTTGTTCCGCTAAAGTTCTAGCTAATTGCAATTTACTTGACTTCTTAACTTGATTATCAATTTCTTCTAAAAGTTCTTGTTTTCTTTTTTCTTTTGTCTTCTTATTAAAGTAATCGCTTAAATCAATTACACTGATTACCTCTCTTAATTTGGTTTTCTCTTTTAATTCTAAATCTTTTCTTTGATAGAATTTTGTCAAAACCCCCATTCTTGGACCGTATTTAGTATCAACCATTACATATGAGCCCTCAAATACATCTTCAATTAATTCTTTTGAAATTGAAAATTTATAAATTTTTTCACCTAGCATATCGGCATATTTATAAAATTGGACTCCACAATAATAAATATCATCCATTTTAGAAACCTCCTCTTCTACTTCTTCTTGTAGGTTGTGATTCTTCTCTTCTTGAGGCTCTTCTTCTAACTCCTGATTCTTCTTGTTGTTGATTATTTTCAGTTTGTGGAAAACTTCCTGTATCTAAATATTCAACCATTTCATCGGGTGATTTATCTAGAATAAATGAGCCCATAAATTGTGGCTTTTCAACATTTGATAAATCCATTGGTTCTACATCAGGCATTGGATAAATATCATATGTTGTTTTTGTGTCACCTTTTGCACCGTGTCTTTCAATTTCAAAAACATGATTAATAAGGTCAGGGTATCTATTAAATAATGCTTCCATTCTTTTTAAGAATGTTTTTCCTCTTTCCCAAATCTTAACTTTCTTTTCATTCAAATCATATAAAGTTAAAATCATTACTGGTTTAACTGGTAAACCTGCCGCACAAAATGGACAAGCATCTAAAGGGTCATCATAGTTACGTTTACAATCAACATAACGTTCATTATCACCTACTTTAACTTTGTGACATACATAAGTATCTAATTCATCATAACTATTGTACATGAATTGTACTCTTGCTACGTCACCATCATTAGCTAATCTTAACCAATCAGCTCCATTTTGATTTCCATACTTCTCAAATTCTCTTGGATTAACTCTTCCCATAATCTCTTTTCTCCTTTTACTCTTTGTTAAGTTTGCCATTTCTTTTAGTTTTAAGGGCTAATAAAGAAATGGTCGAAAGTAAAGACCCTTTATTGTCTTAACTTAATTGCCAATTATAACTAACATTACAAGAATCAATATATTTACTAAGTTGATATTGTCTTCCTCTATGAGTATACTTAATAAATAAATAGCGATTTGATTCTAATAAGATTAAATCACAATCTTTAATTTCTCTTCGTCTTCTAGATTCAGTTTCTTTTACGATATTCATATATTTTTCATAAAATTTAGAACCTTTTTTAATTTCAACTTCTCTTGAAAGTTTACGATTTTTACCAAAATAATTATTTAATCTTTTATGACTCTTTTGTTGAGCTTCTTCAAACTCTTTTTTACTAGTTGTGTAAACATCATCACTAATCTTATATACAGTGAAGAAATATTTCTGTGAATTACATAATTCTACAACATAATCAAATACTTTACGTTCTCCTTCTCTTCGTTTTAATCCAACTGTTAATGTAATATCTTCATTATCAACGCTAACTGCTGTAACTGAAATTCTAAAATCATTTCCATATGCTGTGTTAGTTAAAACAAAATCTTTATGAAAATCTAATTCCATCATCATTTGTTCAGTTACTATTCTTCTTAATTCTTTTTCTTTGTAAATTGTTCTCATTTTATGTACCTCTTTCTTTTTTATGTATCTCTTTCTTACTACATATATAGTATAACATATGTATAACAATATGTAAAGTGTTTGTAGTAAAGTTTTTTATTTTTTTTTGAAAGAAGTTAAAAGACAACTTCAAGGCTCTTAACTTCTTCTTGTAAATCATTTATATCTTTATCATCCGTATAAACAACTTCTTTAATTAATTTATTTTTAACATTTCTTCTAAATCTTTGAGTTGCTTTATATCCGGCATTGTCAGGGTCAAATGCTAAAACATAAGAACGTACAGGTAATTTAGATAATATATCATATTGATGTTTATTCCCTGTTCCTATTAAAGCCATAGACGGAATTCCATATTTCCAAAGAGTTAAACAATTTAGAAATGATTCTACTATCCATGCCTCTTTATATTTTCCATTTGTGAATCTATAAGCTTGATAAATTGGTTTTTCTAAATCTTTTGGCAAAGTAAAGAATTTATTACTGACATTTCTAGTTGCTACAAATACACAATTTCCAGCTAAATCTAAAATAGGAAAAGTTAGGCAATTTCTAGATTTATCATAACCAATATCAAATTCTTCTATAATTTCATCAGTTAATCCTCTCTTATACATGTAAGGATGAATATATCTATAAGAATCTAATAATGATTCAGGAATATATTTACCGCTATGCTTGTTATTAGCGATATTAGAATTATTATTACTACTTCCATTTAATACCTCCATTAAATTTGGTCGTGTTTCAATTTCTACTGAGTTGAAATGTTTAATCAACCAATTTTTTCCAAACTTTCCTGCATCATTATAACCGAATAGTTCAGATACCATTTCCTCTATAGAACCACTCCACCCACAAGCGAAGCAGTGACATTTATTTAATTCACCATTTACACCGAATGATGGTTTCCTTTCTTGACCGTCTTTATGAAATGGACAAGTTGTTTGAATGTTTTGTCCATTTAATCTAAATTGAAAGAATCTATTTATACCGTGAAGTGCTAATTCATCTTTTAGCACTTCCAACATTGTAATGGTATCCGTATTTATTAATATATCTTCAATTTTAATCATTGCTAAACACCCTCATATATTTTCTATTAAAAGTTCTATTTATTCCATTAGCTTCCTTTAATGTTAAATTTTCATATGTTACATAGATTTCATTTTTATCAACAATATCTATTTTAATAATTTTTTCAGTTGGAGTTAAATGTAATCTAGCACCTTTTTGCCAATTATTTATTCTCCAAACATAATTTAAAAATTCTTTCATAATATGTATCTCCTTTATTTATTGAATTAGTGTTGTAAGTGTTATCGCTTCACTTTTTATTATGCGACTAACTTTTTTAAAGCTAATCTTGTTTTTCTTCTATAAGTTAGAAGTGTATTAATTTGTTCTCTAGTTTCAGCTTCATCCATTTCAATAGAAATTAATTTATCTAGGTTTTTCAACCCTCTATATTTAATGCTATCACTAGCATTTTGTAATTGATTAAATCTTTCTTTAATTCCTTTATAATCCCACATTTTTGTGTACCTCTTTTCTTATTACATACATAGTATAACATATGTATAACAATATGTAAAGTGTTTTGTGTAAAGTTTTTTATTTTTTTTTAAATAAAAAAAGAAGCATTTAAGCTTCTTCCAATTCTCCAAAAAGTTCTTCATATTTTCTATAATCGTATTTCAATAATAACTCTTTAGCTTTAGCCTCATCAATAGCCATTGCACACGTTTTATAATCTTGATACCATGTGATTAAATATCTTCCTTTTTTACTTCTATAAAGTTTGGCATCATACGTATTAAGAATTTTAGAATCTAAAAATCTAATATAAGTTGTTACTCCTTTCTTCACTTTTTCGGAAACTAATTCCATTTTTTCAGTTTCATATTTTAGATTATTAATAATGAATAACATTTTTTAAAATACCTCCTCTTCATTACTATCATTATATCTTCTTCTTAAATCTTCTGCTTTTTCTTCATCCCCTTTTCTATCTTCTTGCGGAATATAATCAAAGGTTCCTTTATCAGCGTCCCATAAATAGACTAGCTTTACATTATTACTTGCATTTCTTACTTTTTTGGTTGATATTTGAAGTCCTTCCTCTTTTTGTTGAACTGATAATACTATTGATGCATTATAGGCTATACCATCACTATCACGAATATTCTCAAGCTCCAAATCTTCTTGCTGTGTACCCATTCTATTAGACTGAACTACAACTAGAACTGGTATTTTTAAATCAATGCTCAACTGCATTAAATCCTCGCTAATATTAGTTAATTGAGTTGTCTTATTATCACCACTTCTTTTTCTCTCATCGTGTAAATAAGAAATACCATCAACTGCTAATATATCAAGGTTATTCAATTCACACCAGCTTTTTAATTTCGAAACAGTTACTTCTTTATTAAAGTCCTTTGGGTGCGCTACATAGAATGGTACATCAATTCTTGATAACCTATCAATATATCTAGGATAACCTGATATATCTTCCCCACGATACAAAGCACGACTTGAAATGTGACCATGTAATGTATCAAATCTATAGCCGGTCTTATTAGCGCTCATTTCAGGCTCAACTAAGCCAACTCTCAATTTTCCAATTTTCCAAGCATGCTCAAGCATTTTAATGAGTACCCAAGATTTACCTTGTCCTGTTCTAGCGAATAAAACAACTAATTCCTCACCTTTATGCCAACCACCTAATTCTTCATCCAATTCTTGAAAACCACTAGGAATAAATCTAGTATCTTTATTTTCTTTTGTCTCTTTCCATTCCTCTAAACGGCTTTTAGCATCCTTGATAATATCTATACCTTTTATTTTTTCAACAACTTTAACGCTATCAATATTTGACTTTAAATACTCAAAAGCTTTATAAGAATCAGTTTGTAAGAGTTCTGCCATTTTTTGCATTAATGGCACTGACTGATTGTATAAATATTCCTCCCTAAAAGTATCAACCAAATATTGGTCACTCTCTAGTACATTAATAATATCAAAGTCATTAAATTTTGATAAAAATGTTTCCGTGTCAGGTACATTTCCATATTCATTTAGATGTTCAATTATATAATCATATTCATCTTTATACTGAATGAAATAATCTTCAGTAATGTCATTTTCTTTTAATATTCTTAATGATTTTTCTTTTAAGATTCTATTTAATATTTGAAGTTCTACCATCTTTTATACCTCTTCACATATTCAAAACTAGGTGAATGATAGATACCAAACAAAACTAAAATCTTATACAATTTTGAATTATTATTACATTTTGACCATTTTATCCAATCTTTTAAATATTCAATCATACATTGACACCTCTCTTATCTTCTTCTCTTAATTCTACAACTGTTGAACAGTTGTAAATTCTACTTACAAGTCTAGGACCTAGACAATTTTCTAATTGGTCTTTATCCTTATTTGAAGTGTAGAAATTACTTTTACCTGCTGAAATTCTTCTATCAATATATTGCAATAAAATTTGATGTTCAAAACTAGTTGCATTGCTTTCTCCAATGTCATCCCAAATAACCAAATCAACTTTTTCTATATCATTACATAGTTCTTCTAATCCATTCACTTTTTGAGAAATTGAACGTTTATAATCATATAAGAATGTGGGAACATTTATAAATAGTGCTTTTTTATCAAAACAACTTTTATGCCAAATTTTGTCAAAATAACTAAACATTAACTTAATTGTCCAACTTGTCTTTCCATTTCCACAATTATTAGAAAAGATGTATAGATTCTTTCCTTGCTGTACATAATTATATATATCATTATAAATGTTCTTTAGTTGATGAAAGGCTTCACTATCAATATTAGAACAAGTTAGATTTTTTGGAAACCATAAATATTCAGGTAAATTAGATAAATTAAATAAAGAATGCATTAATTTATATCTAACACAACTGAGATAGCAATTTTCTTCAGCTCTATCACACGTTTTTTCATACCAGCACTTATACATCTTCTTCCTCCAAAAGTTTATCATACGCTAAAATTAAAGCATTTATCGTATCATTTAAAGTATCTCTTGTATTTTTTAACATATTAATCGTAGGCATTAAATCTTGAGGATTTTCAACAATCCAATATCCATCTTTTGGAATACAAGCAATAGGTACTCCCATATTTCTTAATTCTTGAATTATAATCCTTACATTCCTTTGTTTGATTCCTGTCAAACTAGCAATATCATTATAATGTAACTGACAAGGGCTAGTTGGCAGTAAGTTATAGACTTGTTCTTGTTCTACAGTTAAATATTTAGGTTTTTTAATCATTTAAAACACCTCCAATTTTCCTTCAGCTTTCAATCTATCATATTTAGCTTGTGTTTCTTCTCTTGAAAAATTATCATGTTCCCATTTTAATGAATTGTCTAATTCTTTATAATTTGAATTTTTAAGCCATGTTGGGTCTAAATTCTTATAACCATTATCTAATGATAACTGAATAGTATTTAATTGTGTTTTTAAATCTATACTCGCAATCTTATTTAGATTACCTCTAATTTTTTCATCAGTTATAAATACATTATTATCAATTAAACCTTTAAAAAACGTTTCTAATAAATCAATAACTTTTGCATTAAAATCATACTCATCAATAATTTTTAAAATGTTTTTTAACTTCTTTTCATTTTTAGAAATTTTAGAAGATTTTGAATTTCCTTTATTTATATTATTATTTATTTTTTTAGTATCATTTATATTATTACTTATATTATTGTGTAAAGTTTCTTTACACCCATGTAAAGTTTCTTTACACCCCCCCTGTAAAGTTTCTTTACACCCATGTAAAGTTTCTTTACATGTATTATAATTTCTAATAGCTTTATAATGATTAAATAATACATTATTTATCTCTATAGGTTTCTTTTCAATTAGTCCTTGTTCTACTAATTTTTTCAATATTGTACTTATAGATTGTCTAGAACAATTACACCATTCCGCTAGATAATTACTTGTTCCTGTGAACCAAGAATTTTCTTCTTGTGAAAATCCATAAATGATTGCATAAACCATTAAAGCATTTCCTTTTAATTGTAATTTATTAACCATCCACCCTTGAATAGTAATATAATTTTCATTTTTAACCATATTTATTTTTCCTCCTTAATATGTAAAAAACTTCATGTCACTTGTCGGCATACCTTTTTGATTAAAAGCTACTTATTGTCAATATAAACAACATACACAGCACATATAATTGAAGGAAATTTGTTTGTAATTAAGGTATACCCACAAGTGACATGAAGTTAGTTCATGTCTAATTATTCAATTTGTATTGTACTGTATATAGTTATTTCCTTCATACTTATGATACAACTTTTTATTGAATAATACAATATTTTTCTACATATTAAAAATGTCATTAACTTGATTATCAACTTCAGTATTTAATTTATCCCAAAGTTTTTTTCTAATGCTATCATCTAGATTTACACATTGCCATTCTTCTTCCGCAACAATCTTATAATAGTTATCACCTTTTTTAACAGTTGCCCCTGAAGTGTATCTAATTGACATTACTTTGATACCATTATCAGTAGTTACTTTTTCTTCTTTTTGTTCTTTTGAAGCTTCTATAACTTTAGCTTCTTGTTTTTTGGTTGATTTTTTAGCTGTAGTAGACTTTTTTTCTTTTTTAGTATTATTTACCTCATTCTCATTTTCGTTTGTTACAGCTTGTTTTTTAGGGTTTTCATCAGGTTCGCCTATTTCTTCTTTAATTGGTTCTTTTTGTTGAATAACTTCTTTTGGAGATTCTTCAACCGCATCTTGTACAACTTCCTCACCTGCTTCATAACCGCCACATTCAGTACATGATACTGATTCACCATTTACAAGCATAGTACATCCATTACAGTCCTTACAAAATTCATCAGCCTTATCTCCTGCCCATTTACATTTAACACAATTAGTCATTTTATTTATCCTCTTTCCTATTTATTTTTCTTGATTCTTAAAGTTGAAGTTACTTTTTCAATAAATGCTCTTTCTAAAATAGACATATCAAATCCACTATATGATAATTTTTCTAAAGCATCCTCATCAATATATTCTTTTGTTTTAATCACAGTTTTTAGTTCTTCCGGTTTTAAATTAGCTTTTAAAATTTCAATAGCTAAATCATCATTTAAAGATGTTTTAGTTGTGTTCGAAACTATTGCTGTGTATTTTTCACTTTCAAAACTTTCAAGATTATTTTTAGAAAAATAATCTTTAATTAATTTTGATTCTTCATCAATGTATTTTTTTAAACCTTTTTCTTCATCCTTATTTTTTCCATAGGAATCAATAATACTAGCAATATCTACTTTTAATTCTTCTTGTTTTAAAATTCTTCTACTCATAAATTAACCTCTTTTCTTTCCTCTTTTCCCCCATTGATAATGAGCATTAAATTCACTCATGCACCCTCTATATTTTCCTTGTAAATCTTCTTTAAACTGTTTTAAAATCATAATATCAGCCCAAGAAAAATATTTAATATTTCTACTATCAACAGTAGGCTCAGGTAATTTTAATCCTTCAGGTTTTTCATATTCATTTGATTCATACCATTTATACCATCTTCTAATAGTCATATAGGATGTACCTAAAATTTGTGATACTTTCTGCATTGTAAATTTTGTATGTTCCTCCATCTAATCACCTCCTTCAAATCTCAATTATATTGTAATACATAAAGATATAAAAGTAAATATCTATGATAATAGAAAGTTAATATCTTCTAATGATAATTTTCCATCAATTAGCGCATCACTCATTTTACCTTTTTTCTCAATTAAATCATGTATTCTATCATCTATAGTATCCTTACACATCAAAGTTATAATAGAAACAGTTCCTTTAGTACCAATTCTATGTGCCCTATCTTCAGCCTGATTCTTTAATGCTTTTGTCCAAGGTTCATCTAAAAATATGACATTTTGTGCGGAAGTTAATGTTAAACCCGTACCCATTGCACCTATTGTGCCGATAATAACTTTACATCTTTCATCATTTTGGAATCTATCAACCTCATTCATTCTTTCCTCTTGTTTGACATCACCAGTAATATAAGCAGGATTATATTTAGACAATAACTTAACGGCTACTTCAGTTATGCTTGTCCAATTAGAAAATATAATTGCTTTTTGATTATTGGAAACAATGTCCTCAACTAATTCAATCATACGTTGCATTTTAGCTGATTCTTGAATTGATTCATCAATGATACCACACCAACCTGTAACTTGTCTTAATCTTAATAGCATAGATAGTGGGTTATTTGACATTCTTATTTGATGTATCAATGTTTTAGTATTTTGTTGAACTTCTAAATAAAGTTTTGACTGCTTACTTGACATTTCTACATATTCTAATTTTTCAATTTTATCAGGCAAATCTAAAACTTCAGTCTTCAACCGTCTTAACATTATTTGGTCAACTAGACTTCTTAATTCATCAAGATTCTTATAACCCATTATTTCAGCATCATTGTAACCACCTAACCTACAATAATGCCTTTTAAATTCAAATAATGAATGATTTTCATATCCTAACCATTTAATTGGAAAATATAAATCAATAGGACTATTCATTAAAGGTGTACCACTCATAGCTATCATGTGTGGGGCTGAAATTTCTAACATTGCTTTTCCTTGTAATGATGTTGAATCTTTAGCTCTATGGCATTCATCAAAAGCTATCAATCCTATAGTTCCGTCATTACATAATTCCTTAATCTTATTAGCTATAGGAAAATCATACTCGTATTTACCTATTTTTTTAGCTCCTAGACGTAAAGTTTCAATGTTGGTAATAATATACTTGTGGTTAGGAAGATTGCTTAAATCATTAATCTTATCCTTTGTAGAGCCTAGATATTCTTTTCCATTTTTTCTATATCTAGTTCCTAAAACATATCCTTTTTCATTTGAATGTTTTGATACTTCTTCCCGCCAATTATATTTAAGAGAGTTGACACCACATATAATTAAAGCTTTTTTAACTTTATCACCTAAACATTCAACTAAATCAATTATTTGAAGTGTTTTTCCTAGACCTTGGTCATCACATAATAAGAATCTATCATGATTCAAACCAAATCTAATTCCATCTAATTGATGCGGAAAAGGTTTTGTTTTAAAAATAATATTTTTAGGAATATCATTTTCTAATTCAATTTTATGCAAATCTTCATAAAATCCTTCAATAATAATTTCAATATCTTCAAATTTATTACATAAAGACACTATATTATTGACAGGCATTTCCCAAGTACGATTATCAGGATTATAGATTCTAGTACCCATTTTTTTAATAAAATCTACAACCCTGCCATCATAATCAAAACTTACAAAAGCACTTTTCTTAATAAGCACATTAGATGCTAACTTATCAGGATTATCAATTTTTATTTTTATCATTTACTCACCTCCTTTAATTAAAATGATTTTACCTGTGCATATTGAACAGATATATTTTTCATTGACTTTCTTATTCTTCATAAGGTTCAAAATCATCATTATCATTATTTCTTAAAGCAATTTGATGATAAAGTTCTTCCAATGATGGACTATAGAAGCTTTCTACTTTTCTAATGATTCTTATTTCTTCATTGATTACTCTACCATAGAAATAACCATTACTACATTCAATAACTTCGAGCTTTACTTGTACATTGCTATTAATGTAATAACTTTCTCCGTCCGTTGGATAAACACATCCTATATTATCACAATATCTCATTGCTTCATTCATTTTTAAAATTGTTTCTACCATTTTTATATCCTCGTCTTTCTTTTTAGTTAGTATTGTGAGTGTTATCGCTTCACTTATTTTTAATATGCAAATCCAAACTTTTTCCATAATGCTACTGATTTTTTAACTTCTTTCCAATCTTTCATAAATTCTTTATATTCTTCAATATTTTCTACTTCACAATAAGCATATTCTTCAGTTGCATTTTTAATTTCCCAACCTTTGATGGACATTATTTTTATCATATATTCAACCTTTTTAATTTCTTCTTCATCATAATTAATTTCAGCTAATCTATATTCAAAATCTTTATCCATTCCTTTATAATTTACTCTCATTTTATGTACCTCTTCTTTCTTTTTTATGTATCCCTTTCTTATTACATATATAGTATAACATATATTTTTATGTATAACAATATATTTTGTTAAATTTTTTAAAAAAATTTTAAAAATAAAAAGGTGTAAAATAATTACACCTTTAAATGATAGTTGTATTTGAAATTGATTCTAAATTTTTAAGATGATTTTTAAAAACTTGTTTTTCTTCTAATGTGCAAGAATTATAAAGTTCACTCAACATTTTTCTAATAGTAGATAATAATGTTTCAAGATTATCAATATTTCTATTGTGCATATAATTAACAAACAAACCTTGAATATCCATAATAGTTTCATCAACATTACTTTCAGGAACTAAATCATATCCTGCATTCATTTTATTTATTTCCGCAAGTAGTAAAAATGCTTCAACATCAAATCCTTTTTTAAGTTGATTTTCAGCTAACTCTTTAGCAATGGGAATACTTTCCTCAAATGTCATATAATTACATTCCTAACATTACTTTTACAACTGCTACTTTATCAGTATATTTTTTGATGCATTTTTCCCAACATTCTTTATCTTCTTGAGATAAATATACTGAATCTAATTCATCATATTCTTCCATTCCCATTTCTTTTAAATTTGATGCGTGTTGTAATTCTTGCATTGCCATATCATGATACATTTTTGACCATTGAGGCTTCATATTTTTATAATACACATATGATTCCGCATAATCTCTAGCACTGCATAATTCATCTTTAATCGAATCCATATACATTTCTAGTCTTTTCATAATAAACACCTCCTAGCAAATTTTAGTCACAACAACATCAAAATCACCTATAACTTCTACACCTGTATTAACGAATTGTAATACTGTAGGAGAATCACAGCATCTTCCTAAATTATTGTCTTTAACTTGAACTAAAGTAGTAATAGGAACATTGACTGAAGTTGTAATTGTAGCTCCTGTGATAGTTCTAGTTGCTTGAGGTTGATTGATTCCATTTTTAGTCATACCAATAACCACATTTCCAGCAGTACCTGCTAAAACAGTAGCATTAAAAACAACTTCATAAATACCGCATTTATTTAATTGAATTGTTGATACACCATTTAATTCGGCAGTACATCCTTTCTTTAAAGTCACACTATTAAAAGGAATAATTCCTGTTGTAGCAACTACACTTTGATTTTTTGAATAAGCTTCTAACATAATAATTTCCCCTCTCTATAATAATTTATTTTTAATAAAAAGTGGGAAGTTGTTCTAGCATTCCCACTTAACCTATAGGCATACTACAATGCTCATTTACTATTTAATTTTTAGATGTTGGAACATCCGCAACCTGAATTAAATACAGGACTAAATCCTGCAGTATAAGTAGTTGCATTTGGATATCTAACTACACCACACATCGCTGATTGTAGTTGTAATTGATTAACTTGTGCTTGTAATGTTTCAATTTTGTTTTGAGCCAAAGCATCAAGAATCTTTTGAGTTTGAGCTGTTGTGTTAGCATTGATACTAGCAGTATTAATAGCACCATTGTAATTAACACCGTCAATCGCTCTTTGAGTTGTGCAGCAACAGTCAGCTAATTGTGTTTGAGTTGCATTAAAGTTTCTTAATGTTTCATAACCTAGATTACATAATCCATTTTGAAGTCCTTGATAATTATGTTGAACGTTATCATTTAATCTTCCAACGGAATTTTCTAGGTTATTGAAATTCATAGCATTACATAATCCAGCTTCAGTTACTGGTTCTCCATTTAAGTTTCTAGCTCCTCCAAAGAAGCCTCCACCACCAATCATTAATAAAATTAATAATGCGAAAATCCACATTCCGCCATCAGCACCACCAAACATTCCACTAGTTTTATCAGTAACTGCAGCAATGTCGGCTAAAGATACTCCTGAATCCATAAGTCATTTCTCCTTTCTATAATTAAATTTATATGAAAAAGCTTTAAGCTTATTTCATCATTTTTAAGATTTCATTAGGGTCAATGTTCATATCCTTACATTTTTGATAAAAAACATCTTTTGGGTTTTTACCTTCACACATTTTCATAACCTCTTGAACTTGAGGATTAGATTGAGCCATATTCATCAAAGTTTGTTGAGGATTCCTAGCAAAGTTAAACATATTCATCATATTTTTAACGTTTGACATTATTGGATTTTGATTTAATTGTGTCGAGGTCTTGTTGAACAAACTGCTTGCCATAGTCCATCATCTCCTTTTTAAAATTTTCAAATTCTTCTCTACTCACAAAATCATTTGATTGTTGAGAGACTTGTTGATTGTCTAAAATTTCAGTAAAAGAAAATTTTCTAATATTTCCAAATCCTGCTCCATCAGTTTGCTTTATATACATAATGTCACTATTACCATCAAATAAAGCAACAGTGCTATTTGGAGCCATTTGATAAGTTTGAGCGCCTTGTAAACCATTAACTCTTATTAATTCTTGAGGTACTAAATTATTTTGAGCACTCATATTATTTATATTATTTAAGTTTTGATTATTATAGGATTGTATGTTATAAGGAAATTGCATTCCTTGTGCATATGGATTTTGATACATAATGTATAACCTCCTTTGTTTTTACAATAAAATTGTAAAATAAAAAGTACACTATCACAATGTAATGATAGTGTACTAAAAGTGTACAATTATAGAATTTTTAAAATTTTCTTATTAACTTTTTGACTTAATTTTCTTGCATAATCACTAGATATATCTAGTTCTTCAGCTATTTGTTCTAATGGGATACCTCTTGCTCTCATTTCAAATAAATCTTTTTCATAATTTACAAAATTGCATTTATTTCTAAATAGGTCTAGTTCAGGTTCAGTAAAGTCAGAAATAATCATCTACGCTTACCTTTTCTTCTTCTACTTCTAGGTCCATTTCTTCTAATAGTTTTAGTTACTCTAATTCGTGCCATTATTAATAGTTTCATTTCCATCTACATAATTAGCATCACCATTATCATTTGTTTCAATTTGCGTAGTTGTGGTTTCCTCAGTTGGAAGATTCCAAAAATACAACCAAGCAATATTGGTAGCAAAGAATAATAGTAACATTGTAATAAATGCAATAAACCATCTTTTAGATTGAGCTTTGATTTCTTTAAGACAATCAACAGCTAGAGTATCATGTTTTTCTTCCATAATGCTATACTCCCATTAACGCCATGATGGTATTTTTACCTGCTATACCATCAGCGGTTAAGCCTTTTGATTTTTGGAATGCTTTAACGGCAGCTTCAGTATTGTTTCCAAATTTAGCATCAGTACCTTGGGGGTTGAATCCATAACAGTATAAAGCAACTTGAACTGCTCTAACCATTTCTTGATACTCACCATTTCTAACGTAGTGACGACCTAAAGCGTTGATAGTTTTAGAGCCACATTGACCATCAACGGCTAACCAAGCATTATAATCATGATTCATAGCAATTTGGAAACATCTAATAATATTAGCTTTTGTTTTAGGTCCATAGATTCCATCAGTAGCAATTTTAACTCCTGTATAATTGATAGTATGTTGTTGACCTAAAGCAATTAAGTCATTTCCTTTGGAAGTTGATTGTGGTATTGATGGTTTTGGAGTTGAAGTAGTTGAGTGCTCTTCGTATCTAAAATGATAATCCCATCCACCTTTATAGGTATAGAATGAACGTGTACAAATTTCTTTTCCTGTTTGGTCACCAGTTTTACCTCCTGTAGTTTTTCCTTTTTCATTAATTGAGGCGTGCACAATGTTTTTAGCATCAATACACATAACCACATGATGTCCTTCTTTTAAGAAAATATCTCCACGTTTTCTAGGTGAATCAATAGCAATAGCTCTAAAACCATTTTTTAATAATTGTTCTCTTAAATTTCTAGTGGTAGAACCACTATTTACATTAAATCCAGCTTTATGCAAAGCAGTACCAACTAATGATGAACAATCATAATTAGGACCATTTCTATGTGCTTGGTCATAACCATGTGAATTATCTCTAGCGATTGCTTCCATAAATGATACTGCAGTTTCAATTTTTGACATTATTCATTTCCTCCATATTTTCCTGATAATAGTTTAATCCAATTTTTAACAAGTTCATAACATCCTGTAGCACCTAATCCAACATAAGCACCAATTACAGCTTTTTCAAATGTTCCATATAAAATAAAATATGAAACTCCCCCAACAAATGCTAAAATAGTTGGGATAAGTTTATTATTAATCACTGAATCATTAGTCCATGTTTTGACAATATAGCCAATTAAAACACAACCTAATAATACTGCGGGATTAATAGTTTCTAATAAAAAATCCATTTAAAAATCCTCCTTTCTTTTTAACATTATAACATTTATATACATAATTTAAAAGTATTTATAATTATGCAATTCTTTCCCAAATATAAGTAAGCTGTGTTGGTTGGATATTTTGTCCATCGCCACTACCTGACATGTCAGTGGATACATTTTGCGAATATATTCCAGCATATCCTTCACCTGAAAAATCCTTTCTTCTATAAACATTTCCTTGTTCATTGGCTGTTACATTTTGTTCATGTGCATGTGTTTGTAACCATTTACTCCCAATAGTTTTTCCTGCATCTTGATTAAAAGTTGTATGAATATTTGTATCAATATCATCCTCATTGATACCGCCTAAAATATATCCTTTGATTCTAACCCATTTAGTTCCAGGATAATATTCATTAGGGTCAAAATCTTTTCTAGAATTATAAATTTGAGTTCCTACAGGTGGATATAAATAAGAACTAGCTGGAAGTTTGATTGAAAAACTATATTGATTATTAACTCTCTTTAATAATAAATCTTCGCCTGTAAATGCTATACAATTAAAAATAATATAATCACTATTTTCTTCACTTGATAATAATCTAATTTTCATTTGAGCATTTCCATTAAAGTACGATTCTTGAACACTATACTCAAGTTGTCCATTTTCATTTTTAGATAAAACGCTCGATTTAATAATATTTGATTGAGTATCAGTTATTTCAATAATATAATTTGTTTCTTGTGATAGCAAGGGTGTTAAATAAATCAATAGAGAATTATTACCACTATCCACACCATATAAGCCATTTTTAGAAGTATCATTAAAATCATAACTTAAAATATTTTTCATAATAATAAATTCCTTTCATAAAATATAATTTAAAAGTATAGTCTTTATTTTTGACTATACTTTATTCTCTCCACCTCTTCTTTAACTTCCGAAAGATTATCTTCAACTTCATCTATCCGTTCATGAATTCTTCTATGGCTGTCTTTATTTGAAACAGTGAATTTATCAATATTACTTTCAATAGCAGTAAGTCTAGTCATTAATTTTGTGATTGTAGAATTCAATTTAATTATAGGATTTCCAACTGCAAAGAATAAACCTACTAAAGTTGTAATGGATATAACTACAATCCAAGAAATTTCATATTCGCTCATTATACCAATACCTCCTATGCAAGTCTTTTCCAAAAAATATGAACCTCGTATGGAGGTAAGTTATTATGTGCTTGATTTCCACCTGATTTACCAGTTCTATAAGCCCAATTTGTGTTACCAATATCTGTTAAACTTGCAAAAACATAGCTACCACCTAAACCAGGATTTAATAATTGAACACGACCTGTACTTGATGGATGATGGTCATGTAAAGGCATTTCACTTTCAATTAATGTATGTTTCTTTTCTCCACCAGTTTGTCCAACTTTAGCAAAATCACTATCACTTGATTTTCTACCAACAGGGAATCTTCCTTCACTTGTTCTTTCCCAAGTACCCCCCCAAGCGTCATTAGGGTTAAATGTTGAATCCATAGTTTCATAAATTGAACCAACAGGATAAATCAATAAAGGAATACTATTGATACTATTTTGAATTGATAATACTGTAGATGATATTTCATCAATTTGATTTTGTAGATTCCCTGCAGTATCACCATCTAATTTATCTTTAATAGAATCAAACCATTCATTGAATTTAGCAGTATTTTGTTCCATTAAAGAGTTCATATCTAATTCATTGAACGCTCCTGAAACAATTCCACAAATTGAATCATTGCTACGTGTATCGGTAATATTAGCATTTGTAATAGTAGTTGCATTTGCACTAATATATACCTCCGCTAAAACTAATTCCTTGATAGTATTAGTGTATGTTCTTGTTTGTGGTTGAGGATTGCTAGATGGTGTACCTTTTAAAATATTAATTGAGGCAGCTCTAACATTTAATGTATCATCAACTCGCATTATCACTCTATCTATTCTCGGTGAACTTGATGCACTATCAAAAGTGATTGTTTTATCATTTTTTAATTGAACAGTTACACCTCCAATCATGCAACTTCCTTTTCTAACGATTGCTCCTAGTGTATTATTATTAATAACCTGTAAACCATTTGAAGGTTTAGCAAATACACCCTCATTGAAATAAGTCATTAATAAATCCCTAAATCCATTTGAATCAGTAGCTCTATCATATACTGGTGTTCCATCAGTTTCATAACTTGCTACTTGTGAATCAAATGGAAAAGCTGCAATATCATTATCCATATTTATTACCTCCTTAATTTATTCTTATTCCTAATAACATTTCCAACTTTTATTTCAATAGAAATATTATTTTGTTTCATAACTTCATAAATTTCAATAATTCTAACTTCTAATTGTAATCCATACTCATCTAACACACAATCTACTTTAGTCCCTAAATCATAGTCTTTCATATATTCATATCCTTGAGGTATAATTTTAAAGTCTACTGTTTGTTCAATGACATAATCCAATGATTTTTCTAAACCTTTTTGAATAAGTTCTTCCTTATATTCTTCTAAAGTTTGTTTTTCATCATCAAATTGTACGTCCCTTTGGTCTATGAACTGTTTATATTTATAATTACCATTTGATAAATCTAAATAAGCCACTATACGATTTTCAGCTTTATCACTTCCTGCAATAATAAAGTAATTTTTATATTTTGATTTATCTATATTTATTGTAGGATTTTTAATGGTATCTTGTAAAGTTGAAAAAGTTACAAATTCATCACCACCCGCACGTTGTGTTTTATCTTCTCCTTGATAAATTATAACATTTAATTCATCCTTCTCAAAATCATATACACATTTATAACTCATTTCTTGTGTTTGTAAAGTTTCATAACATTTATCAGCTAATTCACTTCCTGTTTCCTGATATTCAATATTAGAACTTATTAGTCCTTCCTGGTGTGTAATTTCTTTAATAGGAATATCTTCTTTGTATTGCCTTATCATATTTTCAACAGTTTGAATGAGTTTTCCGCTACCATAGAAAGTAGGATAAATGACTTTATCATTTAAGGTTCTTTCTAGAAAATATCCTGAAAGTTGAACATATTTAGTATCTTCTATTTTTATCATCTTTTTAACTTCACCAGTTTCAGGTCTATCTTTTGTATAAATATATTTGATTTCTGGTGAATATTGATTAATAGGAATGATGATTGTAAAGTCACCATAGGTATAATATTTACGATTCCATTGAACGTTTGTGGGTGTAATTAATGTAATTAATTGAAAATTTCTATCTAGTGCTTTAAATTCCAACATATCTTTGATTATAGTATATTGTAACTCCTAATAAATTAACACCTTCATCAGCATTAAATTTAATAGTGTTGGTTCCAATATCAAATTTTAAATCATAAAATGAAGAATCTCTACTTGTTTTTCCAATTATATTTACATTATTTTTCTTAACTGTAGCAGGTGTACTCGTCAAGTCAATTACAATTACATCTCCTGATTTCAATGTGTCTAGAATCTTAATAAATTTATCATCTTTATAAATGATTGGATTTTTAACATTTCCTTTAGCGATAATTACAATCTTTGGATACGTTTCAACATCACCATTATTTTCTAATAAAACCTCACTAGCAAATTTATAATGACTAAAGATAAAACCTTTATTCATTCTAGAAATATAAGGGAATCCAAATTTAGGAATTATTTGTGCGATGTCTTGACCAAATTCATCTTCACTTAATAAATATGGTTGCATACATCTTATAGTAAATTGTAATTCTAATCTCTTATAAATGTTCTTGTTCGGTAACGAAAATTTGTATAGACTTCCTTCGCACCATCTAGTTCTTCCTTGGTATGTTAAATATACTTTAAATGTGTGCTTAACACCAAAAAAGCTAATACAAGTGTCCCGAAGTATAGATAATAAATTTTTATTATACATATAAGCTTTTATTGTTCTATCTTGAATACCTACTCTTTCTGACGATAAAATACCACCATCACCAAAAGCTTTATCTTCATATGAAATTGTATTTGTCACATAATCCCAGCCGTCTAATCCATCACTAGGAATCATCCATAATGTGTTATCAAGGATGAACTCTTGTCCATCCTCTCTAACTATTCTTACTTTCACATCTTGACTAGCCATCTATCATCATCCTTCCATCTGATACATTTGTTGTAACCTTAATTCTCTACTCATTTCATCAACTGATGCAATAGGTTGATTTATATTAATTTCTTGATTAAATTTGAACCCTTGAATTGCTAAATCTCCTAAACCATTTGAAATATCCATATTCATAATATGTTGTAACGATTTAACACCATTTAATAATGATGTTTCTATTTGAGACATTGGGTCATCTTCCATGAATCCTTCCACAATACCCATGCTCAAGAATTTACCAACCTCATTCTTCATAACTCTTGAAGGAGAATGAATTCCAAAGAATCCTTTGATTCCACTTAAAATTCCGCTGCAAAATCCACTAATTTTACTCAAAATCCAATCTTTAACTGAACTAATACCATTCCATAATCCTTTAATCATATTTTTTCCAATATCAGTTATTCCTTTAATTCCATTATTGAATACGTTAGTGATTGATTTTAAAATAGTTTTTGCATGACCACCAACATTTGAAGCCATTGATTTAATACCATTTCCAATACCTTTAATTATATTGGCACCTAAATTTAACCAATTATAAGCTATGAAAACTGATACAATAGCTTTAATAATTTGAGGAATGTTTGCAATTAATGTTGGTATAGCTTTTATTAATCCTGCTATTAATTGTACAATTATTTCAAAACCCTTTGCTAAAATTGTTGGGAAATTATCATTGATAATATTAGCAAAAGTTGTAATGATTGTAGGAACATATGCAATTAATATTGGGATGGCATTTGTTATTCCTTTAACTAAATTACTTAATAATTCAAAACCTTTTTGAATTAAAGTTGGAGCTGAATTTGCTATACTTGTTGCAAAATCTTGAATTATTTGAAGTAATTGAGGTAATACAGTTGGGATTGAATTTACAAAGCCGGAAGCTAAAGAATTCAATAAAGTCAAACCTAATTCTAATAATTGAGGTATACCTGATAATATTCCACCAATAAGATTATTTATAAGCGTAAATCCACTTGTCATTAATAGTGTACTTGAACTTTCAAATCCAGCTTTCAACCCTGAAATAACTTGTGAAACAATAGTACCTATATTGCCACTTAATGATTGTCCAAATTTAAACAACTGAGGTATAGCGTCATCAAGAGCACTAGCAATTTTTTGAATGAATTGTGACACTGTACCTGCTAATGATAATGAGCTATTGTCAAAACCTTTTAAAATAGTATTAGCTAATTCAGGAATAGCAGTAGCAAATCCTTGAATAATTGCACCAACCATATTTACACCAGCCACTATTAATTTCGGCAAAATTCCTATAACAATCTTTGGAATTCTTTCAACAATTTTTGGAAGCATAGTTTCAATTAATGTACCTACTCCATTTAAGATAATTTCTATTCTAGGAAATATATTATCTCCTACCGTATCAACACTTTCCACAAATTGATTAATTAATTCTTGTAAATTAGCATCATCACTACCTAAACCTGTTACAAGATTATCCCAAGATGCTTTCATCATATTAACGGAACCTTCAATAGTTGTAGCAGCTTCTTTTGCTGAAGTTCCTGCAATACCCAAGCTTTTTTGCATCACTGAAATAGCGTTAACAATATTTCCAAAAGATAAATCTCCGTCTTTAACAGTGACATTTAACTCTTTTTGAATTTCAGTCATTTTAGAAGCATCAGTAATTAATCTTTTCATTTCTTCTTTTGTACCACCATAGCCCAACTTTAAGTTATCAAGCATTGTATAGTTTTGTTTAGCAAAACCTTGATAAGCCCACTGTATAGATTCTATAGAAGTACCCATCTTATTAGCATTGTCAGACATATCTATCACTGCTCTATTAGCATAGTCCGCAGCCTTTTGCGTATCTCCACCTAATGATTGTAATAATGATGCACTAAATCCTGTTACTTGTTCCATATATTGATTTCCGCTTATTTGAGCAGTCTTATAAGCTTGAGAGGCATATGCTTGCACCTTTTGAGAAGCATCTTTAAATAAAGTATCAACTCCACCAACAAGTTGTTCATATTTAGCATATGATTTTGTAGCTTGTACAGTTAAACCTGCTATTGCAGTAGATGAAGCTGTTACTGCTACTGCTGTACCTTTAACAACAGCACCTGCTACTTGTTTAGCACCAGCGGCAACGGAAGAACCAAAAGATTTTAGTTTAGCACCCAGACCATTAAAATGATTGTTCATTTGATTAGTGGTTCCTTGTGTATCTTTTGCTAAATCTTTTAATTTTTTCTTTAACTCTTCAATACCTTCTTTTAACCCTTTTTGGTCAAGTAGTGTCTCTATTGTAACTTTACCATCATTCATAGATTATAACCTCCTTTCATTAAGTATTATAAAATTCTTCTCTTATTTCTTTTAAAATGTCATTTGTATTCTTATTTTCTTTTTTTGGTAGTGACCACATATTTTTTAATTTTTGACATTGTTTTTCATAAGATTTGTTATCTTTTTTATAACTTCTAAATCCCATAATTTGTGACATAATAGTTGAATCATTTAATCCAATAAATAATGCTTTAAACATATGCCAATGCATATCACATGATGTTAAATCTATGTGATATTGTGACATAAAGGAACTAACTATATATTCACCATCTTGGATATAATCGTATATAATATCATTTGATGTGTCAGTTGATTCTATTGGTGTTGAATTTTTATTATTATAAAAATTTATTAGTGCTTCTAAAAATTCTTTTTGGTGTGCAATGGCTTCTATTGCTAACACATCATCTTTAATAACGAAAAATAAATCTATATAATTAAAATCCTCAAAAATAGAATCATCTTTCAACATTTCTCCAAATTTTAACCACTCTCTAAAATCCGTGTATAATAAATAAGACTTGCCTCCTACATTTATGGAATTCGGCAAGCCTTTTGTTCTTAAATCTATCATTTTTTATTAATAGTTAAATTTTGAGCTTTGTCCATTGCATTAATAAGTTCAATTAATTTGTCATATGATGATAAATCAATATCACCTAATGCTATGGATTGGTTAAAATTATTTAACGGTTTATTGTATGTTTGAATAATTGATAAATATAGAATATTTAATTCATTAGGGTCTACGTTGTTAAATTTGCCTAAAGCTTTTTCACAATTTTCTTGTCCTAATAAATTACACACTAATTCATACATCCCTTTACATTTTTCTTTAAAATGTAATTCAGGTTTAGAGTTATATAATTCCTGTTTTTCTAATTGTTCTGCAATTTTTAAATTATATTTTGGTAATGTGAATACATCACCATTAAATTCTACTTGATAATCCATTTAAAATTAACCTCCTGATTTAGTAAATGTTGGAGCACCACTTGTAATTGCATAAGTTCCTTTTTCAATGTCTCCACCCATTTTAATTGAAAAAGTAATTTTTCCATCAACTGTATTTAACACTTTTGATGTCAAAGTTGCAACACATCTCCAAGCTTTCTTTTCAGTTCCACCAAAGCACATTAAGAAAGGTACTTTAACATCACTGCCTACAGGCATATTGAAAAATTCATTAAACATAAAATCATAAATAGGATTTCCCTCATAACAAGCAATTTCTTGAGGTAATTCAGGTTGATTTCCATTGATTTCAGTTACTGCATTTGCAAAGCAAATATAATCCATATCTTCTTCACTTTCATTCATTGTCAATTCAAAAATTGTAGAGTAATCAATTTGTTTCCAACTAGATGATGCAAAAGTTGTATCCTTAATCACATCTAGAAATGGGATGAACTGATTTCTAGTTAACTTTGTCATAGCTGCCATAATTCTAATCTCCTTTCATTTGTAAATATTGAATATAAAATTGTCCTTCATACCGAGCAATAGAAGTATCTTCTTGTAAAGTATATACTTCAGGAGCTTTATATAATGAACCAATTTCATTAACTATATAGTTATCTCCTAAAATAGGAAATTTTTGTTTTAAATTCATATCTTCTATAAATTTAGTAATTTTATCAAACGAATTTATTGCTTCTAAATTTAAATCACTTGTACCCTCATCATATGATTTCACTAGATTTATATTGAACATAAGTCTAACTTCCATTGACCCGTCAATAAATTTATTTAGTATTTCACTACTTGAATTAGAACTTACTGAAGCAGCATCAGGAATCATTGGGATAACATTAAAATAAGTATATCCATTTACTTCAGGACAATCTCTTAACCATATTGAAATAGCTTCATATATACTATTCATTTATCTTCCTCCTCGTTTAATAAATTCAGACACACTTCTAGCAACTTCATCTTTTTTATCTCTAAAAGCTGCCTGTTCCCAATGTGATTGAGCAAATGGGTTAACATCTTTACTATAATTCAAAGGTCTACCTTTACTTGATACACCCTTCCATTGATACCTAGCATACTTTTGATTATATGTAACTTTATAAGGTTCAGTCACATAATTATTCATTAACATTTTTGTATCAGCAGGAATATATTTTTTAAATTGTTTAGCCCATGTTTCAGCTAAATATATACCTACTTTTTCATTTAGTAACTTGGCAATTATAGTATTTGATGGACTTAATTCTATTTTTACTTTCATAGTTAAATACCATTAATCCTAAATTGATAACGAGTATCAAATTTATTTTCTACTTCTTCAATATTTCTAATTTCACAAGCATTTGGACTATATTTATTTCTAATAGAAACTATGTTATTAGGAGTTATCTCTTTTTCTTTGATTTCTCCTAAAATAATAATATCTTGGTTTGATAAAGTAAAATAAGCATCCTTATTTTCTAATTCTTTCCATTTATAATAAGGCATATATTTATTAGTAAACGGAATCAAGATTGTAAATTGAGTTCCCATTGAAACAACTTGTCCATTAACATTGGAAATTTTAGTTCTTGAATAAGTACAACTTTTAATAACTGTTTTATACCAAACATCTAAACCAGTTATAGAATCAGTTCTTTTTAATTTATTTAAAATTGTAATATTACCTTGCACGATATAACCACCTACCACGATAGAATAATTCTGGATATTCATATAAATATTCATGTGCAATAGTTGTGAATTTTTCTAAAATAACACTTTCATTTTTCTTTGAAGTGTCATAACCGAAAGATTCAATTCCATTGCTATAGCTAGTTAATTTATCACTTACATTTGTACTATTTTCATCAAATAAAGTATTTATTAATTTAACTTCAAGTCTTTTAATAGATTCAGGTACTGATTCTAACTCATTAACCAATAATTCTAATTTCTTACAGGTTATATAATTTAATTTTGATTCTACTTCATATTGTAAATTGGGGAATGATTGTTGGTCACATTTCCCTCCAAAGTTTTGGTAATCTGAAAAAGAAATATAATTCATTTATCATTCCCTCCTTTACTATTCATCTTTAGGTGGTTCTTTTGGTGGTCTACCTTTTTTGGTTTTTTCCTCAACTTCAACCCCACCCATTTTCTTATACATTTCAATACAATCAGGATTATTCGTTACAATCCCTGTACCATTTGGCATTTTAATTTCCATAATAATTAAAACTCCTTTCTAGGATTGTTCATTTCCTGAATAATAAATGATTGTTTCAGGTGTTACTGCTTTTGTACCGTAGTAGAAGAACATTTCAACAGCTACTGCTTCACTTAAAGGAATTCTTTCAGCTGTGTAAGGGACACTTCTAATAGGTTGTGCAATAGATTCATTCATCATAGCTTCAAATTTAACACCTTCAGGTAATCTATTTGAACTATGACATCTTACACCATGATAATAGAAGAATTCTTCAGTTGTAGTGTCAACATTTGTATTTACAACTTTATCTAAATACATACGCATTTTAGAATAAGTGTCAGGGTCAAAAACGATTTGTAGCATTGAACGGTCTAAACCATCAATATAATCATTTTTTAAAGTTTCTAAATGTAAGATAGCTGATTCTACAATTTCTTGGATTTCAGTTACTCCTGTAGCATGTTTAAATTCAGTTCCTTCAGTTTTACCCACCTCAAAGAATTTTGTATCTAATTCAGCAATTAAACGTTGAGCATGGTTGGCTGAACGTTTAGCAACTAATCCATCAACCCCTAATAATCTAACGTCTTTTTGTTCAATTTCTTCAACGAATTCTCTATCAGTATCAATAGGAATTGTAACTGTTTTACCTTTTACATTATTACCTTTTCCACCTGTACGAGCAGTACCATAATTTTGAGCAGTTGCGTTAGCAAAACGTTTTGCTTCTACTGTACCTGCTAAAGGGTCACCTGATAAATCAGTATTTTTTAATTGTACTGAAACTGCACCTTTTTGCACATTTTCAAGAACACCATCATAAGCTTCTTTTAAAAGCATTTTTCCATCACTAGAGCCATCTAATAATACACTTAATGATTCAATTCTATTTTGTGTTTTTACTGCCATATAATTTTTCCTCCTTTAATTTTCTACCAAATTACAGGATTAGAACGTTCTACATCTTCAGATTCATCTACATCTTCAGGTTCATCAACTTTACCTGATTTTCCTGAAAATTTAATAGCTGGTTTTTTTGTTTGTTCCTCTTTTAAGAAAGCTCCTTCGTCCTCTTTCTTATAAGTTTCTACATAATCATCAAAACCAATTAATTCTCCATCTTTCATTTTTAATTCATCTTTCATGATTTCACTTAAAAATGCTTTTTTAGCTGAATTAGAACTAAACTTTAATCCTGCTACTTTTTGATTTACTGCAAATTCATAAGCTTGTTTTTGTAATTTTGTTTCATAATTTTTCTTGTAATCAGCATATTCCTGTGTCAAAGTATCAATCTTTGCATTTGCTTTATCAAGTTCTTCTTGACTTGTCCCTGCATCTTTTAATTGCTTTTGTAACGCTTTTAAATCAGTATCACGTTTTGAAATATCAGCTTTATAGTTTTCAATTTCAGTTTCTTTTGATTTTAAATCATTACTAATTTTTTCAACTTCATTAATTGTTTTATAATTTTCATTAAAAGTTGAATTAAAATCTTTTTTCTTGTCTTCAGGAATTTCAATTCCAATTCCTTTCAAAATGTCAAAAATGTTTTTCATAAATTAATATCTCCTTAAAATATTATTTTAATTGTGTTTTCCACAATCTAGGTTAACTTACATTATTATTATAATAAAATATTATTTTTATTACAAGTACATAACTATATTATTTAATCTTCATCATAACCGTATACATATGTCCTATTAAATCTTGGTGTAATACCTGATTTTTTAGCAACATGATAGTACGCTGACTTCAATTCTCCTAATTTTGTTTCTTGTTTTTTATAATCAAAACCAGCGGAATCAAGAGCTATAATTTCATCTTTTTTATACCTCATTTCAGTTTCAATAGAGCGCATTAATTGTGATGCTTCATATTTAGTATATTCTTTTCCTTTGATTGTCACTTTGTCAGTAGATTTCTTTTTCATTAATTCTAAATCTTCTTTAGAATATGTTTTTGGTGATACACCTAAAATAATATATGAAATTCCATGTCTACAGTTTAAAGTACCAATAGGTCTTTGTAATTTTTCATTTAATTTTTCATAGGCTTTAATTGTATATTGTTTTCCTTGATAGGGTAAATGGTCTTCAGCACAAAGTCCATGAGCATCAATTTCTACTCCATCAGCACCATATTGATTCCCCATTTCTTTTCTAATGCCATTATTGACCTGTCTAACACCCTCTAAAATATTCATTCGGCAAGCACTATCTAATCTTCTTGTTCTACCACTAGCATATGTGATTCTCATTCCTTTTCTAGCTTTGGATAATAACATTCTTTTCATTACGCTTTCATAGTCGTCCATTCCTGTGGCTACTGTATCAATAGCTAAATCAATAATATCTCTATAATCTTTTGAAATTGCAGTTGTATGTGACATATTTATAAATGTACCATCAGTTAATTTCTTAACTGATTCAATGTAACTATTCAAAGGTTTATTTTTAGAAAAAGGAGGTTGAGCTACCCCCTTATAATTATATAAATCAGCTACATCCTTATATTCTTCTCCTGCACTTTCAAGGTATAATTTTTGAATATCATCTAAAACTAATCCTGTTTCTTTAACTAGCATAGAATTAATTTCTTTGATATTATTTCCCATCAAAGCTAATTGTTCTAATCTATGCAAGTTGTCTTTATCTAATTTTCCAATAGCTTTAATTTGTTTAGCCATCATTTTCAGATAAAACGTATTCACTTTACTAAATCTTTTAGATATTTCAAAAGCTTTATTTGTAAGTTCAGTAGGTGCAATAGCCATTTATTATTCCTCCTCAGTTTCTAATTCATTTGTTTTTGAACCATTATTGAATAAATCATTCATCATATTTTCTTGTTTTTCTTTTTGCATATCTTTGATTTTTTTAGTGGCAACCTCTAAAGATTCTCCTGTATACCAAGCACGTACTTCAGCTTTATCTAGAATATCAGCATCTACTAATTGAATCTTTTGTTGAAGTTCCGTGTCAGTATCAGTTAAAACACTATCTCCCCATTCAACAGTAGTATCATAATCCCCATCAGGCGCTAATTCATACAAATCAACTAAAACATTCATTGCATAAACTGTATCCATTAAAGTGTCCTCTAAAGCTTCTTGATGCGATACAATATTATCGTATGCTTTTTGTTTTAAAACTCTAATTTCAGTTGCAGTTCTTGCTTCAGCTTCTACATTAGAAATAGTACCTCTAGAAAGACATAATGTATCTTCAATCCTCATTAGGATATTGTTTAATCCATCTAAATAACTAGCATCTCTTAAAGTTGGAGCGAAAGCATTATAAGTATTTGATGCTCCTAAATCCAAAGAACGATATAATCTATCTTTCATTCTATCCATTACTGAATGAGTACCATAATAGCCATTTTCATAATGCAAAGCAGTAGGGTCTACATCAATAGCCATTTGTCCGCCCTCATATTCCCAATCTAGCCTACCAAATTGTTCGTCAGCTTTTTGAATTAAATCTTTAGCATCACTAAAAAATGAAATACCCAAAGGAGAATCCATATCAATATTATTTGAAATTGGTTCACAATAGTATCCATATAAAGGTTTTTCTACATTCTCAATCTCTACTCTAGGTTCTAATGTTGACCATTTTTCTACTTCAGTTAATGGAATTTCTTCACCTAATTCTTGAGTTGTATTTTCATCTCCATTAGCATCCAATTTAACTTTAAAAGCTTTGTTTTCAATAGTAACTGTGTTATATTCAAATGTTTGTCTTTCTACTTTTGTGTATAAAATGTCACCGCTTCTAAATTGGTCTAAAAATGCAATGTCAACAATATTCCCGTCGTCATCAAAAGCAATAGGATAGAATTCTCCTTGATAGTTAAAATCAAAGTAAACTTGGTCATTTTTAATATAGGGCTTGATTATAACTCCGCCTAAAGCTAACGCTTTTTCATATACTTTAGAAAGTTTTTTAATTAATTTTTTCTTATAAACGTTGTTCAAATAGTCAGCCCTTGTTTTAGTTTCTTCTTGTTTGTCTTTGTCTACTTCGGTACTGATATTTGGGTCTATAATATCAGTTTTCATTTCACTTAAAACTTGCTGTTTAAATGCTTTACAAATTAATTTTGGAATCCCAATAGAAATAACTCCTGTATCATTACTAACCCAAGGAGCTTTATTCTTATACATTTTCTTCCATAATGATATAGCCTTAATCATAGTTTCTGAAACACTAGAATCAATAGAATTATCTTGTTTAGGGTTCCCTATCATTTTATTTAAAGCTTGTTTTATTAATTCAATAAGATGTTTAATCATTTAACTTATTCCTCCTTTTATAACATTATTATAATAGTTATTTGAATGAAGTAATATAGGCTTGATATATTTATTTTTAAATTACAAGTATTTTTACAAATTTTTTAAATTTGGAATATACACCAAGCGCCCACCGAAATCACGACCTTTACGACTGGTCCAACTAGTACAAGCTAAACATAACCCACCGCTATCAAGTCCATCAGTCCAATGCCCACCAAACACAGGGACTATATATTTATTAAGGGTTTGAACTATCCATAAAGAGTCTCCAACAGGTTTAGATGAGTTTCCACCAACTTTTGAGGGAATAAATAACCAATCGAAATTATTATCATATCCCATAGCTTTGATATATCCCTTTGAATTTGGTATTGTAAATCCAACTGCTTCATAGTTGCCACTCATTTTGTTTTCAGTATAATTAAAATCTTTGCAAACATAAGGTTGTCCACCAAGACAATGAGTATTGCCCCAAAATCTCAATCCTTCAATCAACTTCCACATATTCCCCCAAAAGTTTTCTACACCTCTAAAAGAGATTGAGGTTTGACTTTCTCCTGTATATTCAGTTCTATCTTCCCCTTTATATCCTATAGAGGTAGTAGCACGTCCTATAGCATTTCCTAAAGATGAAGTACTTCCTGTGTGGACTGCACAGTTGTAAAGAGTATTATCAGTTATTGAAACAACACCTTTATTAATTCCATTTTGTGTATTCATTGTTCCTAGTTCAATAATCATTAATAGTTGTTCCAATGAAACATCTTTGATAGAAGTTGAGTGCCAACCTTCACCACGATTTTTAGCAAGTTTTTCTACAGCAGCACTTGTCAAGTTTTGAGTCAATCCACTACAAGGTTTAACATTGCTAATCGAACATAACAAGTCTTTATCAAAATCAGCTACTTGTTCATCTTGTTTTAAATAAGCATTTGCGGAAGTATCATAGATGGATGCCTCATATGCACCGATTAAAATATAGTCAACTTCTAAACCATCTTCATTTATAAAAGCAGGATGAACTTTAAATCCTGGACGAGGAGTATCACTTACATAATAATTAGCTACTTTTAAATGATAACCCCCAACTTCGTTATCAATAGGTTCATAAGCAATCGGTACAACTAAATAATAAAATTTAGGTTGATAAACCATCACTTGTCCATTTGAGCCATCTTCTTTGTAATTATCATCACCATAGTAAGCAAGGACTGTTCCATTATCTGCTACATTACAACGTTTTCTTCCACCAAACATTTTGAATTTATCAAAACTTTCACCAGAAGTTAATCCTATTGCTCCTGCTAAACGAGTATTTGTTCCAGTCGAATAATTGATTTGAACACCTACAACGTCGTTATCTATAGAATTGATACCTAATAAACGATTGATTGTGTTGTAAATAGAATTGATTGAATGTTTCGTATCTGCAATATATTCTAAATCTACGAAAGGTTTTACAGTACTTGTGAAATCGATAAATGTTACTGGATAATATGTTTGTAAAGCCTGTAATTGAGTTAATAAATCAGATGGAATATCTTCTTCAGTTGGTGTAGGTAATTGATAATAAACTGTAATTGGGTTTTGAGAAAGCCATGTTTTAAAACCATTCAAATCTTGCGTTGAAAGTAGTGATTTATTAAGTTGAATATCTATTGAATTTGTATAGGATATTCCCATTAAATCCTTATCTCCCATGTTTTTTATATATGGGAGTTTATTGCATAATACAAGTAAATTAAGCCTACCAGGAAATGGTACAATGTAAAACCTAATATTATTAGTATGCTGAATACTTGAAAGCGCCCAATTTTCATCATCACTTCCATCAAAAGTTACAACACCGACATTTCTTACAATCTTACCTTTGTTAAAATCAATGTAATCATAAACATTTTTACCCAATCTATATAAAGGTTTGAGTAAAGTATGATTTAAGGATTTAGTTAAGGTAGATTTGTTTCCTTTGAAGGTAGCTAAAATTTTATCTACACCTGTTACTTCTTGTGGGTATTCAGGACTTGGTGATGGTTGACCACCAGTGTAGGGTTCGTAAGTGGTTAATTCACTTTCATTTTTACATATCATATAAGGTAAAACCAAATCATTAAAAGTCCCATAACTTGAATATACATATAACTGTAATTTTATTGTTGCACTTTCACTTAATGTGATTTTAAAATTATTATAAGTAACATAGCTCATAATTGTATCGTTTTTAAACACCATTAACTGATAGCTTGAACTAGAACCACCTGTTATTCCATTAACATAATATGTGCCGGGCTGTAATGTATTTGAATATATCGGTATGTAGGAATTATTTCCTGAGCATTTACCATTAATATGAAACCCATCTTCTTTTAAGTCAAAAGTAATATTTGATGATGTTTTAGGGAAACTGCCATATGGTTCCAACAAATTCTTCCCTGTAGTTGTTTCTTGTGTAGAATTACCTTTAATAACAATTTGTTTGATAGGCTTTTCTGCACTGTTTCCTAAATATTTGTACCCATTGGTTATATGAGTTGTTTCTACTATTCCTGTAGCAGAAGAATTAGTTACACTTTCAATAGTATCAACTTGTTTTTGTAAATCTGTATAAGTAGATGGAATGCTATCTAAAGCTTTTTTGGATGCGTTTTCTACTAATTGAACTTGTTCAGAGCCTTTATTTGTGATATTGGTGATTTGATTACTTGATGCAGTAAGTAATCTGTTATTTTCGGTTTCAGCCAATGCTGATAATTCTTTTTCTAATTGTAAGAAGTAATCTCTAGCTTGTTCTTGTTCTCCGGGAGTTAAATCATCAACTTCTAAACCAACAACGCATGTACCAGTTGCAATAGCAGTATTCCATTCATTAGTTATATTTCCTGATGAATCTACATTTCTAGCACATACAATAAAACTAATATTTCCTTGATATTCAGTTACTTTTCTAGATAATAACCATGTAAATGTGATATTATCATCTACTACTTTTACATCAGTAACAATATATTTATCTTTTTCTCCATTTGCATTTTGATAATTAATATATAATTGATATTGTGTTAAATCAACATTATCTCCTACGATTCTAGGGCATTGAAAATATTTTCTTTCAGTTTTTTCATCACTAGTGACACCAAATAATAACTCACCTGAAGGAACATATATTTCTCTACTATTATCATCAATAATTAAGTAATCATCAACCATATCCTGTGTTGATGCATTCAATAAATCTTGAATTTCGCTCATTATTACATACCTCCCTTATATTTGATTAATAATTAACTCATTTGTTTCAAATTCACTTATATTGTTTTTACCATATAATTTCAGTGTAAAATAATTATTATTAGTAATATCATTTGGTACTAAACAAGAATTTCCTTTAATTAATAAATTAACTTCTTTGTCCTTCCCATTTGTTAATTTTATTGCTTTTCGACTACCCTTCCAAGAAGCATCAAAATAAAATACTAGTTTTAAATAATTATTGCTATTCATAACTATGTCATTAAAATTACAGTTTTCATTCTTTTCCAATTTTTGTCCTGAAATATTAAATAATAATTCTCTCATTTTATATCTCCTTTCACTTTATCAAATTGATTACTAATTTTTGGAATCATACGAGCAATAAAGTTAACATTATCCTCATTATGAATTCCATAGTTAAATTCTATACCTGCTTCATGTAAATAAGCATGTACCATTTCATGAATCAATGCATGATCTATCCATACACATTCTTTCCAAAGATAAATACATTTATCATCATAATTAACATACCCATCACTATTATTTTCTAACATACATGAATCTCTATTTTCTAATATTTTAATTTCATATTCTTCTCCTAAAATATTAACGACCATATCTAGCACCCCCTCGTTTTTTCCATATTTGTTCAGTTGCATATCTAATACAATCAATACTATGATTATCTAAGTCAGGATATGCACTTATTGGCTCTCCTTCAGGCGTTGTTTCATATTGATATTTAGAAAACTCCTCTTTAGTATTTGGGCATCTAATTGGGTCTATCACAATCTTTAATAATGATTGTAACCATTTCATTCCAAATCTTACTGAATCAGGACCTTTTTCAGCGGGTCTAGCATTAATCCCATATGTTCTATATTCTTCTACTGACTTTTGTTCTGCGCTGTCACAAGTCACTATATCATATCTTGTTAAACCTTTTTCATTTAATAATACATCTGAAGTATCTTTATTTGATTTCTTATTACATCTGTATTCATCAAATATATACAATGTCATTCTAGCACTATCATAATAGCATCCTCCAAAATGAAATGGGTCAGGATACCAACCCCAATCGACACCGTATAATACTTTATCAAATGAAGCTATTTCATTATCAGTAATTTCTCTAATTTCTAAATTATCAAATACTTCTAAACCTTGACCTACAGGAATACCTAAATATTCATGTTCATAAGCTTTGGGATTAACTTGTTTTAGCCATTCAGCATCATCAAAAAATTGTTTACCAAGCCATTGTTTTGGCACATCTCTATAATCGCTGTCATGTACTATTCTATCAGGTTTTCCACTTGAGGCTTCTACATTAATCCAATGAGTGTTAGAAATAGGAACGTTATAAGAAAAGAATGTATAATATCTATCTCCACCACGAATAGTAGACTGATTAATATTACGAATTTCTTTCATGCCTTTTAATTGGTCTGCTTCTTCAAACCATCTAATGGCAATGTACATTCCCTCAGGAGGTCTAATAGATTTAATCTTTTGAGGGTCATCTCCACCTCTGAAATAAATCTTTTGCCCTGTTTCTTTTAAAGTTATTTCCATCGGCGATACTGTGAATTTGAATTGACTCGTTAACCCTAAATGGTCAATAGCCCACTTAATTTGCATATAAACTGAATCTTTAAGAGTATTTCCAACCTCTCTCATTACTAATGCACAGTAGTTAGGATTGTTTTTCATTAACTCAATAGTCTTTTCACCTATATACGTTGATTTAGTGGAACCACGTCCACCTCTTAACCAAAACTCACTATAATCAGGATTATCAATATCTCTATTCAAATCTACAAATGATTTAGCTATATCTTTAGCAGGAATATAGAATGATGTATTTTCTTTCTCTTGTTCTTTTTCTGCTAATTCAGTTAATACTTGAAAAGATAAAGCATTTCCTTTCATTGCGGACCTTGCCTGACCTGCAACCATTGCAGCCATTACAGTAATATCTTCATCTTCAATTTCCTTACATAATCCTTTGACTGAACGAACATTCTTTTTATTCGTTTCTGACTCAAGCATCATTTTGGCTAGTTGTTGCATGGTTTTTTTCTTTCTTCTTGCTTTACCACTAGCAATACCTCCCATACGTGCTATTTGACTTTGTTGTTCTTTTGTTCGTTGGTTTTGAGGAATCAAGTGTTTTGAGTTATCACTAGGCATTAAATCACTTCCTTTACTTAATAAATAATATAAATATTTTACAAAATTAATTATATTATAATTATTATAAA